CGCGAATCAACACTACAACAGACTAATGGATTTACTAATACAAGCGGACCAAGGGAGAACCCTGAATGTCGTCAATCGCAAATTCCTGCCAGAAATTGGGGTTGAATTGACATTCGGTGAACGAGTACAAAAGTGGTTTAAAGAATTGGGCTCGTGGTTCTGTTTTGGAAAATATGATGAGGAAATTGCTGATTGGGAGTTCGAGAGAGTGACGAAAAGACGCTGTCGTGCGATGTTGGATGACGACTGCGAATTTTATGATATCACAAAGGCGTTGGATATTTCGTCTCGAATTCAAAGCAAAATGGCTACTGCCTATTCTCGATACGCATTACTTGACTCCATGTCGGAGGCTGATATTTATCAGGCTGCACTGGATGATTATATTGTTAGTAGCGAGGATATGAGTGAAGTTGACGATGTAGGCACATCGAGTGATGCTTCACAGGCACATACTGAGTCTAAAGAGACAACGGAGTGTAAAGCTGGTGGTGAATTATCACCATCGCAGCCAGAACTAGTTGAGGAATTAACACAAGTTCTTTCTCCTGAGTTGAGTTTATGTTCAAGTGACTGCACAGACAACGATCCGACAATAGTTGACCGTGCAAGACTCAATTGTGCCTCGCGGCGTCCATGGAGGCGCCGCAGACGCGTGGTATGTTACGCGGTTGTTAGCTTAGTGAACCTTTTAAGGTCAAAATATTATAGGTTATCTCATACTGAGGCTAATGAGCGCTTATGTGCTCAGCACCTTATGAAGAAATTGAGGGAATATAATTGGAGAACAGCTGACATACATCTTAACGTACACTATGCCGTACAGCTTTATTTCGAATCAGAAAGCGTAAAGCCAACGGTTTACGCACGGCAATGATGGGGTCCCGTAAGGTTACACGGTGTTAATTGTACATGGGGTACGATTGACAAAAGGCTACGTGTGACCCACTACGATGACATGCCCGTCCCCCGAATATACCGGGCTCTTCCAAACCTTGTCGGAGGTTCAGAGTTTGGTGTATTCAACAACACACTTCGCAATGCTTGTATTGCGTTAACGGAAAGGTACTTAAATTTGAAGGTCGACGGAGTCCTAACGAAGCCGATTCTTCCACAGAAAGAATTTTACAAGCTGATCATGTTGGATGATTTCAGAAAAGGTTTGATTAGGAGAGTGAAGCACCATGCCCATGTGTATTCCCGCAGTGATGTGGTTGAAATGTACACTGGCCAGAAGCGACGCATCTATCAGGCTGCTATGGAATCTCTAATGACTGACCCACTAGTGAAGGTGGATTCTCACTTGAAGACTTTCATAAAGTTTGAGAAAACGAATATAAACAAAGCTCCGCGTATAATAAATCCTCGATCGACGAGGTACACACTGGAATTAGCGAGATATCTAAAGAAACTAGAAAAACCAGTATACGCTGCGATTAATTGTCTGTTTAAATCGCGGGCTAAAGCCACTGTAATCAAAGGATTAAATGTGTACGATACTGCTGACGTGATACGGTCGAAATGGGATCAATTTGTTGACCCAGTATCAGTCGCTGGTGATATCACCAAACTTGATATGCACATCTCTATGGATGCACTTATGTTTGAACATTCTGTTTATAATGGAATATTCAAATCTAGGAAACTAAGACGACTTTTGTCGTGGCAGTTGCTAAATAAGGGACGTGCCTATTTTAAAGATGGACATGTTTCTTTCTTTATGAGAGGAACGAGGTCATCTGGTGATATAAATACCAGCTTAGGCAACGTGATTATAGTTTGTGCTGTTATATATTCATTTATGAGATCTTATGGAATCAAGATGGAATTGTGCAATAATGGCGATGATTTTTCCATAATATTAGAAAGATCGCAACTGCATATACTAGACAACCTACCGATGTGGTTTGAATTGGCTGGATTTGTCCTTAAAATGGAAACTCCAGTGGATGAGTTTGAACAAATTGAATTTTGTCAAACTCAACCTGTTTTTGATGGAAAGTGTTGGCGGATGGTTCGTAATCCGATTACATGTTTCAGAAAGGATACAATTTGTACCATGCCAGTTATGGTTTCGTCGCAATACAGCATGTGGTTAAAAGCGATCGGAGATGGAAATGGAGTCTTAACGGTAGGGTTACCGATTTTCCAGAGTATGTATGCTGCTTTCAGACGTTCTGGTAAGCAGTACTCTGCGGAATTCTACCAACGGGTGTACAAAAATACTTCCATGTTTGAGAAAACACACGGGATACAAGAAGCAACGCTCACCCCGGTGAGTCAAGAAGCACGGTACTCTTTTTATATGGCATTTGGTATTTTACCAGATATACAATTATGCATAGAAGCTTATTTTGATAAGCTTAGCATAACTTCGGAAGACACTGAGCGTCTTGACACAGTCATCGGGGAAGATATATTAAATAACGAAGAATTCCCGATTAATGTTTCATGGTAATTAC